TTGAAAATGAGCACATGGATTGGCAACCAGGACTAGAACACTATATCAATAAATCACCAGACGGAATTGTTCTTTGTAGCATGTACTGTTTGACAGATGATAATACTAGAAGACGCGAACTATTAGAATTAGCACTAGACAAAGGTGTGGAAATGCATTTTGCAAATGAACTTTGTAGTTTGAAAACAGTAAACGATCTCGAAAAGATTGAAACATATTTAAACTTTGCGGTTAAAAAAGAAGATCAGTATAGTTGGGAACAATAGATGAGTTTAGATTTTGATGTGGTTGCTGCCATCAAAAATGAATGTATCATTGTAGATGTAATTAATCTTTATGAGTATGATTCAGATTTCAATGATTTAAAACATCGGTTACGTTCAACTAAAAAAGAAAGCTATTCTGCAAATGAATTTTATGTTGTTTATCATGCAGACACAGACTATTATCTTCCAGAATGTCCATATGGATTATCAATGTTTAATTTATGGAAAACGTTTAAAGAACTTGATATTTCTACTGGTAGAGTTATTTTTTTATCAAACCACTGCGGAATAAAAAAAGAAATTGAAATTTTACTCAACATATTTAAAAGCAAAAATCATGATATGCCCATTGTATTTGATAATTTTAATGCTGTGTTTCATTTCGGAATTTCAGATGCATACTCAAAAGAATACGAAGATAAAAAAATTAACATTGAACGAATAGAGCATCATGGAATCTGTATGATGGGCAAACCACGCGTTCATAGAAATGCAATTTTCAACCATTTAAAGAAAAACAAGTTGCTAGATAAAATTAAAACTTCGTACAATAGCGATGGTTGGACAAATGAAATATAGAATATATCCCCACCCGTTTACCCGCATAAATGAATTTTATAACTACAATGGAGAGGTAGATTCCGCATATCATGGAGCAAACCATTCACATCCTAGCATAAAAACACCAGCAAGAACCTGTTTGACAGAAAATGATTTTCAATCCGAGTTTTATGATGACATCGCAATTGACTTTGTCTGCGAAACAGTATTTGATTATCCCTATCCTCAAATAACAGAAAAAACAATTCGCCCATTAGTCAATAAAAGGGCATTCGTGATAATCGGTGCTCCCCACACATTAGATTTTTTGCAGGAAAAAGGATTCCAAACGTTTTACCCATTTATTGACGAATCATATGACAAAATTGAAGATCCGATAAAAAGATTGCAGTTTTTACAAAATGAAATATCTCGCATTTGTGCGTTGCCGATGGACAACATTAGGCAGTTCGTGTTAGAGTACCAAGACGCATTGCAAAATAATTTTGATAATTTGCGAAAATTGAGGGTCACAGAGTTAGAATGTATAAAAAACAAACTTAACTCTTTGATTAACAACTAACTTCCAAAAACATTACGATTTATGATTAAACTAAAAACGCTCACAGTTAAAAATTTTATGTCCGTCGGGAATACTCCACAGACTGTAAATTTTGATCAAAATGCTCTTACACTTGTTCTGGGTGAAAACCTTGATTTGGGTGGAGATGGCTCAAGAAATGGCACGGGTAAAACAACTATCATCAATGCTCTTTCGTATGCACTCTATGGTCAGGCATTGACAAACATAAAAAAAGACAACTTAATCAACAAAACCAATAACAAAAGCATGTTGGTTAGTTTGGATTTTTCCATTGGAGAAACCGAATATCGTGTAGAGCGTGGAAGAAAACCAAACACATTGAGATTCTTTATTAACCACAAAGAAGAAGATAAAGAAGATGACAGTGCTCAGGGCGATAGCCGAGAGACTCAATATGATATTGAAAATGCATTGGGAATGAGTCATGACATGTTTCGACATATTGTTGCTCTGAACACTTATTCCCAGCCATTCTTAAGCCTCAGAGCAAATGATCAGCGTGACATTATTGAACAACTACTTGGCATCACTGCACTAAGTGAGAAAGCCGAGAAAGTCAAAGAGGTTGCCAGAGCAACCAAAAACGACATCTCACAGGAGAACATGCGTATATCTGCAGTTACTGAAGCAAACTCTCGCATAGAAGAACAAATTCAGTCTTTGAAAAAGCGCAGCAAACTGTGGAATGAAAAAAAAGAAGAAGACGTTTTGGCTATTGCAAAAGCCATAGAAAAACTCTCACACGTTGATATAGACGCAGAAATAGAGAATCACCGTCTATTAGAGGTATACAACACACAAAAATCCACATTTGATAACGCAAAACGGTGGGTTGAATCAATTGCAAAAGACAAAAAACGCACAGAGGATCAAGCTGAAACACTTTCAAAAGAAATCGAAAAGATTAAAGATCATCGTTGCCATGCTTGCGGTCAGGAACTGCATGATGAAAAACACGCAGAAATATTAAATGAGAAAACGGAGTCGCTGGAGAAAATTCAATCTCGACTATCTGAAATCATGAAGCAACAGGAAGAATATCAAGCCGTTCTAGATACGTGCGATGTTCCCGATTCTATTCCAATGGTGTTTTATAAAAAACTAGAGCAGGCATACGAACACCAAAGTAGCCTAACCTCTTTATATAAAGAGTTGGAAACTCGAAATGCCGAGGTTGATCCGTATATCGAACAAATAGAAGATATGAAAACGCAGGCAATTCAAGAAATTTCATATGATCACCTAAACTATTTGACTCGGCTACATAACCATCAAGATTTCTTGATAAAACTGTTGACAAATAAAGATTCTTTTATTCGCAAAAAAATAATTAACCAGAATTTAAGTTATCTAAATTCAAGACTGTCCCATTATTTAGAAAACATTGGACTACCACACAACATCGTGTTTCAAAACGATCTCAGTGTGGAAATTACTGAACTAGGCAGAGATTTAGACTTTGACAACTTATCTAGAGGTGAGAGAAACCGTCTTATCCTATCATTGAGTTGGGCATTTAGGGATTTATGGGAGAGTTTATATGGCTCTATCAACCTCTTGTTTATTGACGAACTCATTGACTCGGGTATGGATACATCTGGAGTAGAGAATAGTTTAACTATTCTAGAAAAAATGACGCAAGAGAGGAAGAAAGCAGTTTGGTTAGTATCCCATCGAGAAGATTTAATTGATCGGGTTGAAAATGTGCTAAATGTAGTAAAGACAAACGGTTTTACCCAATATGGATTGGAAACAATGCAATGATTGATAGGGACATAAGTGTTCTTCATTTAGAATCAACTGACGTTTGTCAGGCTGCATGCCCACTGTGCGCAAGAGAAACTGATCCCCTGTTTGATAAAAACGAAAAAAATCATCTAACATATCAACAGATAATAGATTGTTTTCCTGAGGATAGAATAAAGCAGTTAGAAAAAATGTTTATGTGCGGGAATTATGGGGATCCCGCAGCAGGGAAACATACACTAGATATTTATAAAAATTTTAGATTGCTTAACCCCACTATAACCCTCGGGATGAATACAAATGGGGGGATACGCAACAAAGAGTGGTGGGCTGAATTGGCAGGGTTGTTTAATCAAACCTATGATTATGTAGTTTTTAGTATAGATGGGTTACGTGATACAAATCATCTATATCGGATAAATGTAAATTGGGATGTCATGATGGAAAATATTTCTGCATTCATTGAAAATGGAGGGTCAGCACACTGGGATATGCTAATTTATCAACACAATCAGCATCAAGTTGAAGAAGCAAAACAATTAGCTGATTCAATGGGATTTACATGGTTTAGAGCAAAAGTAAGCAAGCGACCAGAAACAGCAACAATAAAATATCCGGTAAACTGGAAAACGCCAACTACTAGCACATCTGGAAGTATTAAGTGTGCTGCATTAAAAGATAAAAGTGTATATATTGATGCTCGTGGAAATATAAAGCCGTGTTGTTGGCTTGGGGAGAGGCTACATGATGACATTAACAGTTTTAAGGAAATAAGAGAAAGTTGGGTTTCGGATTCCCCGAATTCAGTTTGTAAATCCACGTGTGGTACAACAAATGGCGAAACAACATTTGAACAACAATGGAAGTACGAAGTACAAATACGATAAATGCCATCACCAAGTAAAAACAAAGGAAATAGTTTTGAAAGACAAACCGCAGACTTTTTGACCAATTTATATGGAGAGAAGTTCTTGCGAGCGCCTGGTTCAGGTGCATATATAGGTGGTGGCAACTCAAAGAGAAAAGAATATCTGCACGAAGGACAAATAAGAACCTTTAAAGGCGATATTATACCAGGACTAAGTTTTCCCCTAATGAATGCGGAATGCAAGAGTTACAAAGAGTTTCCCTTTCACCAACTCTTTTCTGGATCTGTGAAATTACTAGATACTTGGATAGAACAGTGTTTAGATCCAGCAGATCCAGAAGACTTTAATATTATTTTTATGAAGTTTAACCGAAAAGGCACATATATAGCAGCACAAATAAAAAATATTAACACCACACTTAACTATGATAAACACTTTATATACGAAAGCACCAATAACACAACATGGCTTATAATGGAAAACACACGATTTTGGCAATTAAACTCGGAAAATGTTAGGCAACTTTGTAAACAAGAAAAAAATTAAAACACTTGACAACAAGATAATATACTCATATAATGATTCAAATGGCTAAAACAATACTTAACTTAGGCTTAAAAAATTAACTACAGGCTTTATAACAAATAACTAAACTCAATCTAGGCTAAATCAGGCTAATAAAATAACACTAATTCAGGCATTCTAAAAAACATTTTTAAAATACTTCATCTAGGCTAAATCAGGCATACTAATAGGCAAAGATTATTATAGCAAACACAATTTAGTGGAAGCTCTAGGGTGACCATTGAATACAGTTAGCAAATAATAGTAATGGCTCATACATTGACTCAAAAATTGGCTAATATAGGCTTTCAATAGGCTTTAATACTACACAAGGCTAATACCAAGGCAAAAATAGTATAGCAAACACTGTTTAACAGAAGCTCTAGGGTGACGGTTAATCACAGTTAGGCTAATAACAAAATCAAAAACATATAGGCAAAAAAACATTTAATGAAATTAAGGAAAACTTTATTAGAGAAAATTAATAAAACAAAAAAAGCACAAATGAGATAAAGGTTGGTACGCCGAATAATATCGTACTGCTCATTCCTCTTGATGTAAGGGGAAAAGCAATCGGACTGCTCATTGTTCGCTTCTACACTCTACCCCAGTGCTGCTGGGATGCCTTAAACGTCGTGCCTTTGTGCAGAAACGTTAGTGTAGTCGGAATGGTTGATCAAGAACGCTTGATGGAAATGATGGGATAATGCCCAGGTTTGCTATATGAGACAACATTTGTATAGTGAGCTGCCGTTGTTAAGACTGAACGAGAAGGTACCGGACAACCGCCTTCGCGTGTTTTGCAATGATAATTGAATTATTTAATGGTTTAATTTTTATTACAAAGCATATAGTTCTAATGTTGTGTGCCTGTGATACTCAGATGATGTGTTACTGCTTCTTGCCCCTTAACGGGGCCTAAGTGTGCCCGCTTAATCTAGATGATATGTTCTTAGATTCAATATTGTTATCTTTTAGTTTCATTACCTCTTGGGATTAAAAATCATTGTTGAGCGATAGCGAAACAATAGATGGGCGTTAGCCCATCTCCAAAGGAGTGGAATCATAGAGAAGAAAAAGTTTTTTACTTGGGGTTTTACTTGGGGTTTTAAGAAAGGAAAAATGAATGGTTTGTGGTAATGGAGTTCTATTGCCTAAAAGAAATTTAATCCTGTTTTCTTGGTTGTATCTAAATTTTCTTTGATTAATTTTGAAATGAGATCTCTTTCATGAGGACTGAGATATAAAGCATTATCATAAGTTAATCCTCCCCGCATGAACCAACACATCTTGACTATTTCTTGTCTTATACTTGCCGCCTCTTTCTCCATTGAGTCGATCATTTCGCTGATTTCTTCGGAGTTTTGTATTAAGAGACGGCTCCGAAAAAATTTGACATGTCTAGTGTGAATCCTTGCTGATATTGATGCTGGCAATTACTGCATTCAATTTGCAATGGTTGTACTTCTGCCATAGATTTCAATTCTACGATTTTAGAACGAATTGAATCAAACATACCTCGATCAGTATTTTTCAAAAATTCTAAAATATGCTCCTTGTCAGTAACTGTTTGGTCAGGTGTAACAATAGATACTATGCTATCTGCAAGTGCAGACACTGTCATATTTGTAATTGCATTTGTTGCTTCTGCCATGCGTGATATTTTTTCTTTTTCATCAAGTTCCGTATCTGGAAGAAGATTCATTAATTTTTGTTCTTCAAATTGAATAGCGTTGTTTTTGTTTAACTGATTGTAATTCAATGGTCTGAGATAGATATTCAAATTGCCTTTTACTACAGGGCTACTATAGTCGGGCGTTTTTAATCTATCTATTACCTGTCGTAGATCAAGAGTTCTTGACTCATCACTTTTACACTTTGGGCATTCTGAATGAATTTCCATTTCATGACCATATGTCGCTATTCTTACTCCAACTAATAGAGTGTCAATATCACAGCTAGGAACACTCCATGCATCTTTGATATCAGGGACACAGCTTTTAATGACATCTACGAATGCTCTGCCATTATACAGTGCGTCTGGTGTTCTATATGTTATCTCATCAATTGCTGTCATGGGATAAACTGGGTACTCCCCATTTTCACTCATTTCAATCGCATTATCTTTGTACCATTTCCCTTCACTAGGAAGGCTGATATAAATTGCGGGTTGTCTAAAATATCCTGCTAACGGGTTGTGTTCAGTCATGTTTTTATTCCATAAATAGTTTGTGTATAGAGATATTTATACACGCATATAATGGGTATTTTAAAATGGATGATTGGACTTCTGAAGAATTAGAACGGTTTCGGGAATTACTAGAACGTGCAAATCGTGAACTTGAAGAGAGAAATAAAGTTTCAGACGAAACGCATGAGTCCTTATCGGAATTTAATAAAGAATTAAGCAAGTCTTCATCTGAATCTAACAAAGTTTCTAGGATGTTCAAAGGCTTGGGTAACTCATTGCTCTCATATACTAGCGCGGTTCAGCAGGGAGAGCGCGGTGCTAGTGTGATGGGAAGGTCAGTAAATGATGCGGCAAAATCTGCCGGAAATTTTTTAAGCACACTAGGACCTTTAGGCAAAGCTGCAGGCGCAGTGACAAAAGCATTTGGTCAACTTTCCGTTGTAGTAGGTGATCAAGCAGATCAACAATATAATGCCCTAAGAGAATTGCAGAGATTTGGTGCCACTGCCAATGACGGTCTAGAAGGCATGGCACACACGGTAATTGGTTTGAATTTAACCACAGTCCAGTTAATGGAAATGGCTAGAATGATTGGTAATCAGTCAGAATCTCTTGCCTTATTCCAACACACCGTCGGTGATGCAAGAAAAGAATTAGCGTCTATTGGCGCTGAAATGAAGGGTGAGACTGGGTTAACGCGCCAATTAATGTTGTTGGGCATGAGTGCGGAAGGCATAAGCGAAGCAATGGTGAACTTCGTCGGCATGCAATCTGAAGTTGGTATGACACAACAAAGAAACGCACTTAGTTTGGCAAACGCGACTGGGAGTTATTTAAAAGAAATCAATGCTTTAACCAAGGCGACGGGAATTGAAAGAGAAGCGTTGGAAGACAAAATACGCTCTATGCGAGAAGAAGAACGTTTCCGAGCTTATACAGCAACACTACGAGCACAAGGCAGGGGTGATTTTGCATTATCAGCCGAGGTTCTCACCAGTGCAATGGGCAACTTGTTTGATGACACAGTGGCAAAAGGATTTAGGGACATTCTTGCTGGGGGTGGTGCTATAACAAGTGAAGATGCTCAAAAATTACTTGTCAGCACGGGCATGAGTTCGGAAAGTATTCAGAAAATTGCTGCTGATTTTGAGTCAGGCAGAGCAACTGATGAGGAAACTCTACAACGCGTTGCGGAGGCACTAGGCGAGTCGGCGGTTGGGCTCCGTGAGTCAGGTCTACCCCAAGTAGGGGCACTAGGAGCATCAGGTGTTTTTGTTGAGTATGCCACAATGGCGAGAGCCGCAATTCTTGCCCAAAAAGATTTCGTTGAGTCTATACAGGAAGCTAGAAGAATTCAGACTGGTGAAATAGAAGAACCAGAAGGCAATCTAGAAACTTTAGTGGATTTAACTCAATTACAAATCAATCAATCTCAGAATTTATCTGATATTATTCAAAATTTTATGGGATTGAACAAGATTTCATTAACCTTGGCGAAGACATTTGAGGGCATATCAGATGCTGCTGCTGGAGCATTTGGCGCTGGCTTAACCGATGGCCAAGGAAATTTTCGGGATGATGGTACACCATCTGGTGCTTCGCGCAGAGGAAGCCGAGCCAATAGATCATCCGGTGAACAATCCAACAATATCTCAACAAGAGGAACGCGACAACGACGCGAGGACAGTGGCGGCAATAGCGAAATAACCGAATTGGTAAGTCACATGAATGCTGTACTATCTTCTGGTGAATTGACTGTTGGAGAAATGATTTCTACTCCCAAAAATGAATCTGGTGATTGGGCAGCAGAAATTTCTAGATACATGGGCGTTGATTCAACTCAGATTTTAGAGCCTACCCCAGAGAACATTGGCAAAATTGTTATGGGGTTAATTGGAAAACAGACTGACGGTAACATATCATCTGGTGAAGAATTCAAGGATGAAATACGTCAACAACTACGATCTCAACTCGGGACTGCTGGAGAGTTCAGAAAAGGTGGCATCGCTACTGGTCCAGAATCCGGTTATTTTGCTGAGTTGCACGGTACAGAAGCAATTGTACCACTCTCTGGTGGAAGTATACCGGTAACAATATCCAATCTTCAACAGCAAATGATGACTGCATTACGAGAAATTTCAGGAGATAATCCACAATCCAATCTTCAACAGCAAATGATGACTGCATTACGAGAAATTTCAGGAGATAATCCACAATCCAATCTTGAAGGGCAAATTACTACAGCATTACGACAACTGTCTGGGGTTAATATAGCGAATTCTATATCTAGTTTGGAATCGAGCATAGCCACACCCATGCAACAGTTAGCGGAAACTATAAGTTCTATAGAAGACTTAACTGCTGTATCTGACAGACAAACACCAACCCCTCAACTTATCAACGAAGATACAGAAATGCTTAGATACAGCGTTGAGCAAATTTCTGCGTTGAAAGATCAGATAACTAGATTGGATAGGTTGATTCAGGTGACACAATCTAATAATAGCATCATGAGTAAAATTCTTCAGAACTCTTATGCATAAGGGTAAATAAAGAATATGTCTAAAATGACCAAAACAAACAAAGGCGGATGGAAAAAGTATTTCAAAGTAGCCGATCCCGGTGGTACTCTTAGTCCAATATCTGGAAATACTAATCGGGGGATTAACTACGGAACTGGGTATGGTAGTTCTGGTTCTAGTTCCGAGGTATCTTTCCGCAACTACCAAAGTCGTCTACCCGAGGTGTATACCGGACATCCGAATCGTGTTGAGCGTTATAACCAATATGAAAATATGGATATGGATGCTGAAATCAATGCATGCTTGGATATATTGGCGGAATTTTGTACACAAAATAACGAAAAGAATGACACTCCGTTTGAGTTAAATTTTCATGATGACCCCACAGATAATGAGGTCGAAATCCTTAAAAAGCAGTTGAAACAGTGGTCAAAACTAAACAAGTTAGATCAAAGACTGTTTAAATTGTTTAGAAATGCTATAAAATATGGCGATCAGGTTTTTTTACGAGATCCAGAAACATTTGAGATGTACTGGGTTGACATGACTAAGGTTAATCGAGTAATTGTTAATGAAAGCGAAGGAAAGGAACCAGAACAATACGTGGTTCAGGATGTTAATCCAAATTTCCAAAACCTTACAGTAGCTCCAAAAACTACCACTGATCATCAGGTAACCCCTACATCAGGTGGTTATCAAACTCAGTATAACAGAACTGTACCAAATGCACCATTGGGACAACAGGGTAGATTTTCTACCTCTGTGAATGAAATGTGTATAGATGCCAAGCACGTTATTCATATTAGTTTATCTGAAGGTTTAGATGTGTATTGGCCATTTGGTCAGAGTATTCTTGAAATGGTATTCAAAGTCTTTAAGCAGAAAGAATTGCTTGAGGATGCCATTCTCATCTATCGAGTACAACGTGCACCAGAGCGGCGTGTTTTTAAAATAGACACTGGTGATATGCCAGCCCATCATGCAATGCAGTTTGTTGAACGTATTAAAAATGAAATTCATCAGCGTAGAATACCTACTACTGATGGTGGTGGTGATAGCATTTTGGATTCCAGTTATAACCCATTGTCTATGCACGAAGATTATTTTTTTCCTCATTCCTGTCTCAGTTTGGACACAGAAGTCAAGTTACTTGATGATAGAAGCTTGCCGCTAAGTGAAATAATCAAAGAGTATAATGAAGGAAAGACCAATTATGCTTATACGGTAAATCAACAAACACAAGAATTAGAGCCTGGTAAAATAGTATGGGCGGGTGTAACCAGAAGAAACGCACAAGTGGTCAAAGTCACGCTGGACAATGGCAAATCTGTTACATGCACCCCAGATCACAGATTCATCATGCGAGATGGCGGTGAAGTTGAGGCACAACACCTTAAAGCTGGTGATAGTGTAATGCCATTGTATTTGCATGATGCTAGTACTTCTAAGTATCAAGGTTCAAACAAGTACTTGCGGTACACTTGTCCTTCGGATAACAAGAAAAAATGGGTGCATACTATGGTATGTCCTAAACAAATCGCTGGAAAAAATACAGAAATACATCATATAGACTGCAATAGTCGAAATAATAATCCAGACAATTTGGTAGAAATGGATACAGTCGAACATAGGCAATTACATAAAGATTTGGGGTCATATCATCTAACGAATGCATGGAAAGACCGTGAAAAACGACAAAATCTTTTAGATGGGATTAGAGAATACCACAAAAACGCAACTGATCTTGACAAAAAAATGTTTGCTGAGAGAGGAAGAATCAATGGCGCAAACACTTGGAAAAATAAAGAAAGTGCTGAGAAAGTTTTAAAATCGTTAGAAAAGGCTAGACAACGCGTTATTAAAGCAAAAACTATTTCAATTTCAGATGGTATGTGTAATCGGTTAGTTGAACTATATGATGATGGTTACGACAGCATACCCAAATTAGTCAAAAAACTAAGAGAAGATGACAAATTTCAACAAGAGTTTAAATCTGCCAATAAAAACCTTGTAAGAGATAAAAACCGACCCGACATTATGTTGCCTACAGACACATCACTGAGAAAAATGGCAGTGCATATGGGTTATGATGATTGGAGAGATTTCAAAGAAAGTTATGCCCCAAATCACAAAATAATTTCGGTTGAGTGGTTAGAAGACGTGATTGATACTGGTGATATTACTATTGAATCAGCTAGCAACAGTCATAACTTTGCCTTAACCGTGGGAATTTTTGTGCATAACTCTGACGGTAGAGGTAGTTCAGTAGAGGTATTACCTGGTGGTCAAAATCTAGGTGAAATTGACGATCTCAAATACTTTAATAACAAATTAGCACGTGGTTTACGAGTTCCTTCTAGTTATTTGCCAACCGGACCCGAAGATTCTGAAAGAACTTCTAATGATGGAAGACTGGGAACTGCTCTTATACAAGAGCATCGGTTCAATCAATATTGTCAGCGACTCCAACGTTTGATAATACAAAAACTTGATGATGAATTTAAAATGTTTCTTCGTTGGAGAGGATTCAACATTGACGCTGGTCTTTTTGACTTGACATTCACTCCACCACAAAACTTTGCTAGTTACCGCCAAGCCGAGTTGGATGGCACCAGAATTAATGCTTTTCAAAGTATAGAAGGACTTGGATACATGAGTAAACGCTTTGCTCTTAAGCGATTCTTGGGATTAACTGAAGAAGAAATTGTTGAAAACGAAACCCTATGGGCAGAAGAACAAGATCGAGCAGGTGATTTAGAGGCGAGTGGGCAAGATCTGCGTTCAGTCGGCATGATGCCAGGTGATTTTGATGCCGATTTAGAAACTGCCGATGCCATGGATTTAGATTTAGAAGGTGATGATCTTGATATCGGTGATATGGAAGGCGGTGATGACATGGGTGCTGGGGAACCAGAAGAAACTTAGATTTGGATAAATACCTATTATGAATTTATTAGAAATGTTTGATTTGGTTCCCGATGGTTATCAAGATGTTGAAGATGACAACAGCACACTAAATTTAGATGATCTTAGGAAGAGCCGTTTGACCCTAAAACAAATAAACAAACTCAGAAGAATGCAAGAGGTTCGTACATTCGAAAGAAATGAAAAACTAGAGAGAATCAAATCTCAATATTCACAGTCATCTGGCGAGTCGTCAATGGAACTATAGTTCATTGACTGTACAACAAAACTCCGCATAAAACAAGATATTCTTCTTATTTTGTTGGTTTTTTGTTCAAAAAAACCCCTAAACCCCCCTTTTTTAACACATTTTTGTAAATAACCTCAAGACGAGCCACATCTGGAGGATCTAATGGAAAAATTTGAACGTCTGATCGAATACGTGATCAATGATGAAGAAGCGAAAGCTCGTGAATTATTTCACGAAATCGTGGTTGAAAAAAGTCGCGACATTTATGAAAACCTTATGTCCGACGAAGACATGGAAGACCTTGGCGGAGATGCCGCTGATGACTTTATCGGTGATATTGAAGCCGATGAAGAGGGCGCTTCACTAGAATTCGACGATGCAGAAATCGGAGATGTTGATGCAGAAATCGACGGTGTTGAAATGCCGGATGAAGATGCTGAAGAAGACATTGAAGAACTTGAAGACCGTGTTGTCGGTGTAGAAGATAAGTTAGATGAACTTATGGCTGAGTTTGAAGCCCTAATGTCGTCCGAAGAGGGTGATGTAGAAGGCGACGAAATGGGTGATGTTGAATCTTTTGATGATGTAGAAGATGCAGAAGATGTCGAAGACATGGGAGATTCTGAATCAGAAGAGGATGACGAAGAAGAGTTAGCAGATCTTGCTGAAGCACTAGAACTGCAAGCAGCACCAAAGCCAAAGACATCTGAAGAGAGTTTTGTTCACAGCAAAAGCACAGTTGCTGCAAATGCGGGTGCTAAAGGCAGTGCAGCCAAGCCAGCCAGTCTAGGCAGCGGAGAAGAAACAGGACGCAAAGCGCCAGAAGCCAAGGATCAAGGTCATACGACACATATTGATAAACTTGGTAAGGCACCTAGTCCAAAAGACTCCGAGCCATCTGAAGTCAACACAAAGAGCACCTTAAAGTAAGGAATCACCAATGAGCCATTATCTAAGAGAACATCTTACGTTTGACGCAGCTAGAATTATAGTTGAAAACGACAATGATGGCAAGGATTTGTATATGAAAGGGATTTGTATACAGGGTGGTGTAAAAAACGCCAATGAGCGTGTATATCCGGTTAATGAAATCCAGAGTGCAGTTGATTCTTTGAATGAAGAAATAACCAACGGCAACTCGGTATTGGGTGAAGTGGATCATCCAGATGATTTAAAAGTCAATCTGGATCGAGTCTCACATATGATCACTCAAATGTGGATGGATGGTCCAAATGGTTATGGTAAATTGAAAATTTTGCCAACACCAATGGGCGAACTGGTAAAAACCATGCTTCAAGCTGGTGTTAGATTGGGTGTTTCTAGCCGTGGAAGCGGCGAAGTTGACAATACAACAGGACATGTCAGTGGCTTTGAAATAGTCACTGTTGATGTAGTAGCTCAACCCAGTGCTCCTAATGCTTATCCAACAGCAATTTATGAAGGACTTCTTAATATGAAGAATGGTCATAAGTTGTTGGAAATGGGCAAAGAGGCTGGTATGGGCAACAAAGTTCAAAAACACTTGAAGAACGAAGTCATTCGTTTAATCAAGGATTTGAAAATCTAGGGAGAAACGCATGTTTGATGCTATTAAATCATTACTAGACAGCGACCTAATAACCGAGGATACCCGTCAAGAGATATCCGAGGCTTGGGACGCTAAACTAAATGAGGCTCGTGCAGAGGTTCGCGCAGAATTGCGAGAAGAATTTGCAGAAAAATACGAGCACGACAAGAAAGTGATGGTGGAAGCATTGGATCGCATGGTTACTGACGGTATTAGCAAAGAAATCCAGCATGTTAAAGAAGAAAAGAAAGCTTTAGCAGAGGATAGAGTCCGTTTCAACAGTAAGTTAAAAGAAAATGCCACTAAGTTTAACGACTTTATGGTTTCTAAACTCGCTGAAGAGATTGGCGAACTGCGCGAAGATCGTAACGCACAAGACAAAGCTATGTCAAAAATGGAAAGTTTTGTTACACGTGCATTGGCTGAAGAAATCGCAGAGTTTCAAAAAGACAAGCAAGCAGTTGTGGAAACACGTGTTCGTTTGGTTTCAGAAGCTCGTGATAAGTTGGAAAATCTGAAGAAGAAATTTGTTCAGGAAAGTTCCAGCAAAATGAGTCAATCAGTTGCCAAGCATCTTAAAGCTGAACTTGGACAACTTAAAGAGGATATCAAAGCTGCTCGTGAGAACAACTTTGGTCGTCGTATCTTTGAGGCATATGCATCTGAATTTGGTACTACCTATCTCAACGAAAATGCTGAGATGCGTAAACTAAAGAAAGTGCTTGCTGATAAAGATCGTAAGTTGGCTGAGGCCGCCAAATCGATGGAAAAACAAGCTCAGCTTGTTGAATCAAGAGAACGTAAAATCCGCATGATTGAAGAAAACAACAAACGTAACGCAGTTATGGAAGAGTTGTTGGCTCCTCTTAACGAAGAGAAGCAAGAAGTCATGCAGAATTTGCTAGAAAATGTCCAGACCTCACGGTTGCGTAAGACATTTGACAAATATCTACCAGCTGTGTTGGCAGAAAGTGGTAACCGCAAGTCTAAAAAACAAGTGGTTTCCGAGTCTGTTCGCTCAGTAACTGGAGATAAAACTGCCCAGACACGTCAGGAAACTGATTCACAATCAAATGTGATCGACCTGAAGCGTTTAGCAGGGCTTTAATACTTTAAAGGAAAAAGGAGACATTAATATGTCACAAGAACTACTCGAAGGCCGTTGGAGCGAGACTAAAGACGCCCTGTTAGAAGGACTACAGGGATCACGTCGTTCCAGCATGAAGGTCATACTTGAAAATACCCGTCAGCACCTCAGAGAGTCTGCTGCTGGAACCACAATGGCTGGCAATGTTGCTACACTAAACCGTGTAATTTTACCAGTTATTCGTCGTGTAATGCCAACCGTTATTGCTAACGAACTTGTTGGTGTTCAGCCAATGACCGGACCTGTTGGTCAGATTCACACATTGCGTGTGCGTTATGGCGACAACGTCACTGATAACTCAGCTGCAAGCACAAGCACAACAGCTGGTGAAGAGGCACTAAGCCCATTCAAGATTGCACAAGCATATTCCGCAAGCGTTGGTAACACCGCTTCTGACTTTCGTGCATCTCCAACAGCAGGACTAGAGGGTTCTGGCGGACGTAATATTTCCGTTCAGCTCTTGAAGCAGGCTGTTGAAGCCAAGACGCGTAAGCTACAAGCTCGCTGGACATTTGAAGCCGCTCAGGATGCACAGTCCATGCACGGCATTGATGTTGAAGCCGAGATTATGGCTGCTCTTGCACAGGAAATCACTGCTGAAATTGATCAGGAAATTCTACTAAGCCTACGCAGTCTTGCTGCGGTTGAAGAGAACTTTGATCAGTCAACAGTTTCTGGCACGGGTACTTTTGTTGGTGACGAGCATGCTGCTCTTGCGGTTCTAATTAACCGTGTTGCTAACAAGATCGCTCAGCGCACACGTCGTGGTGCAGGCAACTACGCAGTTGTTAGCCCACAGTCTCTAACAGTTCTTCAAAGTGCTACTACCTCTGCTTTTGCACGTACCACCGAGGGAACATTTGAGGCTCCAACTAACACCAAGTTTGTTGGTACGCTAAATGGCGCAATGCGCGTATTTGTTGATTCTTATGCAAACGATAACACACCAGTTCTCGTCGGCTATAAGGGTTCTAGTGAGGCTGACGCCCCTGCATTCTACTGCCCATACATCCCATTGATGAGCAGTGGTGTAGTACTAGATCCAACCACGTTTGAGCCAGTAGTTAGCTTTATGACCCGTTACGGGTACATCGAGCTTACCAACACGGCATCAAGCTTTGGTAACGCTGGTGACTATGTGGGTGAGATTTCTGTAAGCAACCTTAGCTTCAGCTAATCTAAACTAAACTTAATTTTTAAGTTTGAACAGGGCTTTCGAGCCCTGTTTTTTTGTCTAATAAAACAATTTGTTTTACCTCTGCTTCAAATGTATAATTATCAACATGAGAGAAAGAATACTTGAATTAATTGAGAAAAAGCCAAAGCATTTTTCTAAAATGATTAAAGGCAATCCGGAGTTATATGCTTGGGTTGAAGAAAACTCAGATGTTGATACCGATAATTTTCCTGAAAAAATTTATAACGCACTGTACTCAGCTGATTCAATATGCTTAAAAGGCAATGTTAAAAAGTTCAAATCTGTTTTATCTGGGTATGGATATTGTGACAAAGTTTCGCAATGTGCATGTGCTAAGGAAGAAGTCGCAAAAAAAATTTCCCAAACTAAAAAGGCTTATTCAAAACTTCGCCATGAAGAGATAAATGAAAAGCGCAAAAATACGTCTTTGCAGAAGTATGGTGTGACAAATAATGGACAGACAGAATACGCAAAACTAAAACACCGGCAGTTTTATGAAAACCCAGAATTGGTTCATTCTGCCAATTCTAAATCTAGAGAAACGAAGCTGAGAAAGTATGGAGATGCAAACTATAATAACCCAGAAAAGATAAAGCGCACGTTTAAGGAAACTTATGGCGTAGACTATTGGGAATCTCGATATCCTGAAAAAGGAATTGCGGAATTGCAAGACAAAGAAACTCTGTTGCAGTTATATAAAACTTATTCAATTGAGGAAATATCTAAAAAACTTTCAGTTCATCCTCAAACTGTATACAGACATTTGAATATGCATAACCTGCGAACTCCTTATAAATCTAGCGAAGAGGCGGAGGTAGTAAATTTTCTCAAGGATGAGGGTGTCACTAATATAGTAGAAAATTCTAGAAAAATTTTAAAGTCTAGAAAGGAATTGGACATATATTTGCCAGATTATGATCTTGCTATTGAGTACAATGGCGTTTATTGGCACCATGATGGAATTGATCATATTACAAGAAGTTATCATAAGAATAAATTTGAAGAGTGTGCGTCTAATGGAATACAGTTGCTTACAATATTTTCAACACAGTGGAAATCTAAGCAAGACATTGTAAAGAATATAATAAGAAATCGTATTGGCATTAGTGAGAAATCGGTATTTGCGAGAAAGTGTTCCGTAGTTGATGTTATGTCTTCCCAAGCTAGAGAATTTTTAGATCAGCATCACATACAGGGATACACTACATCAAGTATTCGTTATGGTTTAGTGCATGCTAATGAACTTGTTGCTTTGATGACTTTTAGTAAAAGCAGAACTGGGATGGGCGTAAACGAAGATGCTCATGAATTAGTACGGTTTGCTAGCAGTGGCAGAGTTGTTGGTGGTGCTAGTAAGTTATTGAAGCATTTTTTAAAAAATAACAGTGTCAAAAAATTAATTTCATACTCTGATAACGAGTGGAGTGATGGAAATTTGTATAGAGTTTTGGGATTTGATTTAGAAAATGAAATAGCACCAAGTTATTGGTATCTTAGACCACACACCGAACGATTGTATCATAGGTATAATTTTGCAAAACACAAATTGGTTGAACAAGGTTATGATCTAGCTAAGACAGAACGGCAAATAACGTTGGAAATGGGTTTGTTAAAAATTTGGGATTGTGGGAAAAAGCGGTGGGTGTATAAATTTTGATTGCTATTAAAAAAGTGGGGATAATCATCCCCACTACAATCTAATCTGCGTCAGCATCAGCGAAAGCAGCAATTCCTGAGTCTCTGAATGATTGAGCAATTGCTTCTCCCATCGCAAGTTCTCTGCCTGATGCATTATCATACCCCACATAAATGTGAAGACCAGAATTGTATGGTCGGCGAGTCATCCGAAATCCAACTGATTCTAGTGTTTTGGTTGCTTTTGAGTTTTTGTTTATCGTTTTGTATCCAACGGTAACATAAACCCTTCCACAACCATTAGCAGGACGAACATTCGACACGTTAGCACTTGCCATTTGAGCCTTTGCTGCAGCTGCATACAATTCTTTTTGGTTCATGGCAACAACATTAGTAATGCGATCTTGATTAATCATAACAATCAAACCTATCTAACTAAGTGAAATATGATCATAGCAATTATCTACTTTGATTTCAAGTTTTTTCACAAAATAATCACACTCATTTCTAAGCAATATCATACATCAAAAAACCTTCCTACCTTCCTACCCTAATGGTAGGGGAACCCATGGATCTCAATATCGTCAACCTTATGGAAGATTAATATTGTCAGCCTTATGGAGAAGATATCATGACATCAAATATCCATTCTCGTCCATGATTCATTCCATCAAGAAGTGGTGATCATCATCTAGGAGAATCGATGTTTTCCGTATTGATAATGAAATGGATTATATGATTGAGATGTGTATTTCTCGGATTTAGAATAAGCCGGCGGGATTTTCTAGAAAATCTCGACCGGAAAGGGGTTACAAGCGAAGCGCAGTAATCTCCTTGATAAAATGGCATAAGTTTAATCTTATTGATATTTTTGAATGCATAAGTATGTTTGTAGCAATGGAAAAACGCTGATGATTAATAGAAAACAGTATTTGAATGATAATACGGTTCGTCTCCGTGGATTTGATGATAAAGGCAAGCGTGGCGAAGAAAATCGTAAACGTGGTGATGAATTCATGAGAGAGTTTATTGCAAACACAACCCAACACCCACTCAATAGTAGTGCTAGAATTATTGGTGATGCTCATGTTGTTGTTTTTCATGACGGTGATGGTGTTCATATTAAAGATATACAATCTCATCAACCGGGTTCTGGAGCAGGATCACGAGCACTTAGGTATGTAAATTCGTTGGCAGACAAACATAAACTTCCTGTAAATTTATATGCTAAAGGTTATGCATCTACAAAAACCAGTCAGTTGAAGAACTGGTATAAGCGACATGGATTTGTTCCAGATGATGATGGGGCACAAGAAATGACGAGATCTCCCAAAGATTAACCCCATAGCGAATTGTTCTATCAGTTGCATAAATATATTAAATGATTTTGGAGAAAATTAATGAGTAGAAAGATTTTGTTTTATGGTGTTGGTGATAAGATACGATTATATCGTGGGTTGGAGAGAGAGTTTGATCCCGATTATGATTTATCAACGACAGATGCTATGCGGGGATATAGTACTTGGACTGATAGTGTAGAATTGGCGAGAGAATATGCGGGAGCATATGGTTATGTATATTACATAGATTTGCCCAAAAGTGAGATGGGTGACAATGCTATTGATGAAGATCCAACCTCAGAGACCTATGGTGATCGGGTGTTATTTTTCTTCAATGACAAGAAGGCTGGGTTGCATGGTGTGAGTGGTAAAGAGGCTTTGGTTTATCATGATCATGACTTGTTTAACCCTGAGATGATAAAGGAATTAAAATGAGTAGAAAGATTTTGTTTTATGGTGTTGGATTCGATGAATCGGGTGATGATGCTCAGATCGAGGTAAGAGTTGATGGTGAATTAATTAACTCTGGTGTCATTGTGACTGACACTACACAATCGATGAATTACTCTGGTTCAGATGTTGAAGGTGAGACGGTTATTGCAGAGTGGATTGCACCAGATGAGGCGGGCACACACGCTTTGTCTATAACAGCGGTATCTGGTAATATTTTATACACAAATACCGAAACCACATATATTGGAGATGAAGATTTAGAAAACCCTACCTTGCTCAATGTTCGGCATGTTGAAGATAGTGAAACTGGATTAATTATATCCGATCCTAACGAAAATATAAAAATTGATGGTGTTCCAGATGAAGACGACTTTGGTCGTTTAGAAAAGCGTAGCGACCACAGTGGGCAGTGGAATATCCCGATTTTTGAACAAACAACTATGACATGTGATTTTGTCATTGATGTAGGGCTAGAGTTACCATCGGTTAGTGGATCTATCAACGTTAATACAGCGACATTGGATGAGTTGAGAAGTCTTCATGGCATTGATGAGGCTAGAGCACAAGATATTATTGATGGGCGAGAATGGGAATCCATCAATGACTTAACATCAATCAGTGGCATTAGCCAAGAAATGGTAGATGGTTGGGACATCGTCACCGAAGACGGTGAGTAATAATTTATAACACAATTCGGTGTTTTATGCAGCGTTAACCCACTGCGTAGCGGCTAGAACCCGCATAGGACTTCTACAAGGAGAAACAAAATGGGACGTCCATTAAAAATTGCAAATGCTAATACAGCAAACGATATAGATCGTACTATTAGAACACAAGATCCAGAGTATTACAATAACCCAGAGGGTGCCGGCAACACATACGGTGTCGTTGGTGGCAACGTAGCACTTTCCGGCAATCAGATTGCATGCCGAGCAAAAGTCGGTGACAATGCCGAGGGCGATGGATTCATTGTTCGTCAAAAAGGCAGCAAAAAGTATCTTGTCAACGTTGGTGGCAACGTTGGTGCTTGCTTTTTGGTAGATAAAGATAACGGTTCTCTTGGCGATAACGAAATGACTGTTACCGCAACTGATGATTCTTCAGTTAGCTTCCGTTTGGCACGGTTTTCAAACAGATGGGGAATTGACTTTGACGGAAACAGTTACATTGTAACATTCAATGCAGCTGATCCTGATGTTGGTGATCGTGCCGTACTTAACGGTGTGGATAATGTGACCATATCTGCTGTTCAAGTAGATGCAAGCTAAATTACTATATGTCATATGAGTTACAGAGTCCCGTTAACGGGACTCTTTTTTATCAATATGCGTTATAAAGAATTAATAACAGAAAATAAATTAGGTAACTATATTCAGGTTTCTAAAAATATGCCGGATGCAGATTTTTGGATCATACGCCGAGGAACACCTGATAAAGTGGGAAAACCTGTTAAAGAATACAACCCAGAACACTTTGGTATAAAGGTAACGAGCGATGGGCTTCTTCCAGAATACCTGTTTTATGCATTGAAAAATGTTTGGCAAAAAGGACATTACGAGCCAACTGGAACAACAAATCTGGTAGGAATTCGTTCTTCTGATATAAAAGATATCAAAATAGGATAATGGGAAAACATACTGCATATGCTATTGGCAATGGAAATAGCCGTTCTATTATTAATATCAATTTCCTAAAAACGAGAGGAAGTGTTTATGGGTGTAATGCTCTGTATAGAGATATGACCCCAGATGTACTTGTTGCTACTGATAGAGGGATTGCAGAAGAGATAGAAAACAGTGGATATCCAAAATCACACCCATTTTATACTAGACGACCCAATACATCTGCGGGTTCTTTGGAAATACCCAATCATTGGAAAGGTTGGAGTTCAGGACCAGTAAGCGTTGCACTAGCATTAGATCATGGATATAAACTGGTTTACTTGATTGGTCATGATTTCGGTGGTTCTAGCAAGGAGTTTAACAATTGCTATGCAGGAACGCCAAATTATCGAGAGGTAGGAAGTGCCCCAACATATGCTGGCAATTGGATAAAACAGATTAAAACTTTATTAGAAACATTTGGAAATTCAAAGATTGTCCGAGTTGTGGGTGAAGGATCTGCACCTGTTCCTAGTTTAGAGAGCATTAAACACTATTCTGAGGTTGATATCCATACATTTAGTTCAAGTATAAATACTTGAGGAAAGGGTTATATGAGTATTTATAATAAAATTGCAGGCGATTACTTCTTAATCACAGTTGATCCAAGCACAGGGAATGTGTCATCGGATAATGTTACTATTCAAACGCATACAGTAACCATTGATGGTAACCTGTCTGTTATTGGTGACACTACGATGATAAACGTTGAGGAAACCACAATAAAAGATCCTTATGTGGTTCTTGGTGCTGAAAACGCAGGAGAATTTCCAGAGGTTGGCATAATCGCACAGACAAACACCAATGAATTGGCTGGTTTGCGATATAACTCGGGTACCTTTCAGTGGGAGGTTTCTACTGATGTTGATTTAGATGGTGACGGGGTATATGTACCGTTGGCTACTTCAATTGCAGCCTCACCAGGCGGCGACACCTTTGCATTGCAGTTCAAGGCTGGTAACACCACATTCGGCGGAGCTGATTATTTTACCGTGAATGTTGGGGAGTCTCGTGTAACACTAGATGGGAATCAAGCGTTCGTTCACGTTGACCAAGAACCAAATTCTGTATCAAATGCAACGGTGGTATATAGTGATGCTCCTGATCTCGGTGATAGCGGCGTGTATGTGAATAATGCGGATGTAACTGATGAGTTGGTTGCATATAGACGAGCAAGAAAACTGTCTTTAATACTTTGAGGAAATGAATTTAAATGGCTATAGCAGTAAACACAGTTGATACCACTGTAAAAACAATATACACCAGTGTCAATGATACTGTTGTTACATTTTTTAGTATGACTAATAGCAGCACAATTCCTGTGACTGTTGATGTATATGTTGTTCCTAGTGACATCAATGATTTTTCTACAATTTCTGAATCGGCTATCGTACTGTCAAATTTGGAAATTGTATCAGATGATACCTATCAATTTTTTGTTGGTGGAGAAAAGTTGTTGTTGGCAGATGGTGATCAAATACAAATTCGTGCAAGCGAAAACTCAGCGATCAATACGTGTATAAGTTTCACTGAGGTATAATGGGATACTTTGTAAAAAACCGACAGCTGCGTAGTGCTTCAAAAAGCGTGGTTGTTCCTACTGGCGACTCTACAACACGTCCAGAAGGAGCCGTATTTGGCAGTTTTCGGTATAATACAGATATCGGATCGCTGGAATTTTTCAATGGTGTTCTTTGGCAATCAGTGAACATTGCGGGAGAAACCGATGTTTTTGTTGATTCGTTTGTGGGCGATGGAAGCACGGTAACCTTCTCCATGAATACTACAGTATCGTCAGAAGAAAAGATTATCGTGTTTATCGGATCAATTTACCAAACTCCTGTTACATATACAATCACCGGCAATGATAATGATATTACTTTTGCATCACCACCGCCAATCGGTGAGTCTATAAACGTAATCCATAATTTGGCAAATAACCAAGCTAGTTGATTTTTACTATGCGACGCCGGTTGTATATTTGATAAGTGCTTTCGTAAATAAATACCCTAAAGGAAACGCATGGCTATTAATCGAATTTCAGGTCGGATGTTGCAAACAGATTTGCAAAGAGATAACGACCTTTCAATACAAGGGGATTTAATATATTTTGATATCGGCAATGCCCGAGTCGGAATAGGCACAACTACCCCTAGTTCTGATTTAGCCGTCGTCGGCAATATTTCGGTTGAAAATATAACAATTTCTTCTTCTGGAATATCATCCTCTGATAAAATTGTCATCAATCCAACTGGTAATATTGATGTTTCTGGTATAAACATAAACAATCTTGCTGATCCTATAGCAAACTCCGATGCTGCTACTAAGCGTTACGTTGAAAATTTGGTATCAGATGCTACTTTTGCAGTGAGCGATGGTGTCACTAATACAGTAATAGAAAATAGTGATACTATTGTGATACAAGGGGCGATTGATCAAATAGAAACCACGCTGAATGATTCCACATTCACTATTGGGCTAACTGATGATGTCAGCATTGCGGGGAATNTGACAGTCAATGATCGTTTGTTTGTTGACGGCATTGATATAGGAAATAATATATCAGTTGGCGGAAATCTAATATTGCCAGGTGAGATTATTGCAAACTCAATAGTTGCCAACAGTTCGGTGGTTCTTCCGTATCTAGACGATAATGCTCTTGTATTCACAAATTCTGATAGCAAATTAGTCACTTATATTGATGTTCGTTATGATGGTGGCAACACCATTAGTGTATCTAATGTAGAGTTTACTGTTGATAATATCACAATATCTGGTAATTCGGTGGCTTCGGATGAAAATTTGAATTTAGTGTCTGATACCGGTCAATCGGTTATTGTCTCTAATTTAAAAGTCGCCAATAATATTACTCCTACATTGGTTTGTTTTATTGATGCTAATGGGCATGTGACTACTGACAACAATTTCTTTTTTGATGATTCTACTTTAACCGTCAATGGCACTATAAGTTCTGATGTGTTAACCACAGATAATGTCACGATATCCAATAATCAGATTTCATCCGATGGAAATTTAATTATTTCTGCTGAATCTGATAGTTTTGTTTCAATTGACAATAATACCGGAATAATTGTTCCAGTCGGTACAACGGCTGAGCGTCCCACAAATGCAGAAGCCGGTACAGTAAGATGGAATAGTGATGTAAACTATCTAGAAGTCTTTGACGGTGTGGCATGGGAAGCATTGGGCACAGATGTTACATTCATCACAAGCCAAATTATAGAAGGCGATGATAGTACTACAGTGTTTACGTTGGATCAAGAAGCAACAACATCTGGTATATTGGTTTATATCAATGGTGTTGCACAGGTTCCAGGTAGTTCATATTCTGTATCTCAAGATCAACTGACATTTGTTGAAGCACCACAAACACAAGACACAGTTGAGATACGATTTATATCTCTTTCTCAGACGGTCAGTGCACTTACTGATGTTAGTGGTGAAACTGCAATTCGTGTTGAGGGAGATAATGAAATTACGTTTACTGTTGAGGGAACTGAAATTGGAAATATTTCTAATTCGGCGATTAGTTTTTCTTCCTCAACACCTGTCAGTGTTGGTAACCAACAGCTTGGTTTTCTTGATCAACCCCAGAGAATAGTAGCCGGTAACACAGCATTGATAGAATCAGATAGGGGTGGGCATTTATATGTAAATTCTTCTGGCAGTTACGATATAGAAATACCCAACCAATCCACCGTTGCATTTCCTATTGGTACACGAGTAGATATTATTTCTCATATCGCTGATTCAATCTCAATATCTCCTGTTTCTGGTGTGGATTTGTTTCTGGCAGGGAATTCAACGCCTTCATCCAGAAGTATTGGGTCATTTGGTTTTGCCAGTCTCATTAAAGTAGACGCTGATGTTTGGTCAATTAGTGGGACTTCAATAACTTAAACTCGGTAGATAACCAAATTACACCTTTGCCATAAATACTACCAGATAAAACTGGGAGTTCATTTCTGATGGCAATTACTCGAATTAAAAATAACCAAATAACCGACCTTACGGTTAATGCGGCATCTAAGCTGCAAGATTTTTCTATTACTGCTGGAAAAATAGCAAACAACTTAACATATGGTTCTGATCTTACCGTTGCGGGTAATCTTACCATAAGTGGTGTTACTACCACAATTGATACCACTAACTTAAGCGTCGAAGATGCTTTATTGCTTTTTGCAAGCGGACAAACTGGATCACCAACACTCGATATTGGTTTTATTGGTGATCGTGGTGATGATACCAATATTGCTTTTGTTTGGGATGAAAGTGAAGACAAGTTTGTTGCTGCTTTTACAACCAGCTCCGACACTGGAACAACTATTACAGTAACAGATTATGCCGATTTGCAGTTAAATGATTTAGAAGCGGCGAATGTATTAGTTACTGGCGATATTGATATAAGCGGAGATATGACGCTATCAGGGAATGTAGCAGAGTTAAATGTCACAGGGACGATTTCAGCAGGAAACATACAAACATCAGGAACCACAGAAACTGGTTCTTTAACAGCGAATACAACTATTAGTGCCACTGGTAATGTAAGTGGTGGAAATATTACTACTGCAGGTGTGGTAGATGCCACTGGCAATGTTAGTGGTGGAAACCTTAACACATCAGGAACAACTCAGACTGGTGATTTGTCTGCAAACACAAGTATTTCAGCAGGAACCACTATTAGTGCTACTGGAAATGTAAGTGGTGGCAATCTTAACACATCAGGGACAACACAGACCGGTGATTTGTCTGCAAACACAAGTATTTCAGCAGGAACCACTATTAGTGCTACTGGAAATGTAAGTGGTGGAAATATTACTACTAGTGGTGAGGTTGATGCTACTGGTAATGTTATTGCTGGTAACCTAACCACATCAGGTACTACTCAGACTGAAGACTTATCTGCCAATACTAGCATTTCTGCTGGCACAACTATGAGTGCCACCGGTAATGTAAGTGGCGGCAATCTAACAACTGCCGGCGAGGTTGATGCTACTGGTAATGTGACTGGCGGGAATATTATCACTTCTGGTGTAGTAGATGCTACTGGCAACGTGAGTGGTGGCAACTTTACTACATCAGGAACCACCCAAACTGATTCACTTAGTGCCAATACTACTATTGCTGCCACCGGTAACGTAAGTGGTGGAAATATTACTACTGCTGGTGAGGTTGATGCAATCGGTAATATAAGTGGTGGAAATCTTAATACATCAGGAACCACCCAAACTGGTTCACTTAGTGCCAATACTACTATTACTGCCACCGGTAATGTAAGTGGTGGTAACCTTAATACATCGGGTACTACTCAGACTGGTGATTTGTCAGCCAATACTAGCATTTCTGCTGGTACAACAGTCACAGCAACTGGAAATGTAAGTGGTGGAAATATTACTACTGGTGGCGTGGTAGATGCTACTGGTAATATTAACGG